GCTTCGTTGAGCTTATCCTCCAGAGCTTGTTTTGCTTGTTGTTTTTGACCACGCGGAAATGATTCCGCGTAAGCCTTTTCGAGCTTGCTCCACGATATCGTGGCACACGCTGAAAATTGTTCTGCTGTTAATTTGTCTTTGATGATGTCGTACGTTTGCGTGGCGTCAACAATTTCTTTTTTCCCCGCACGAGTTTTGAGTTCATAGCCTGGGATGTCACCACCCGACATACGGAAGTCCATATTTGATTTCTTGACGCTGTCGCACCACCTTTCCATGACGCGACGGATGGATTCAGCCTGCGATCTCTGGTCAGGAGTCGCAAGAGTAAGCGGGTCTGCGAGTACCGGCAACTCTGCGTCTCGGAGCATGTCGTATCCTTTGCTGATGACGAGGGCTTTCGAATGTAGTGCTTTGCATGTTCCTTTGTTTCCACAGTAAAGACATCCTTTCTCAGTCGGGTTCAATTCCGGTTCCGGTTGTTGAGCCCGAGCGATGATTGTTTCTACGCGGAGTCTAAGCCTATCGTAATCTTTGTCACGACTAAAAGTATGTCTGCTGATCATATTGATGCGTGGTTGTGCAAAGACCACCTCGACTTCGTCAACGTCTTTCCACTTCTCAAACACGCCCACGGCGTAAGCCCAGCCTTGAATATTTTCTTCCGCGTCATCCACGGCATGCCATCCGAACTTGGCGTCACCAATCTTGGCTTTGCCTTTCCCGATCAGTACGATGTCGGCAGTACCGAATGTCTTACCTTCGGCAATCTGCAACTGCACTTCTGGGAGGTCGGCAATGATTTCGCCCAGCTCATTCTTCATCTGCTGGAAGACATCGGACACCATCAGCACATTTTTTTTCTGCCACTCGTCTAACCCTTCATAGTTTCCAGTCTCAAGGGCTTTATGCATCATTGTCCCCTCGAGAGCGGCAATAGATCCGCCTTCCGTTGGCTGTGGTTCGTTGTCCCATCCGGGGCAGATCTCCCGCCATTTGAGTGAACTTGGTCCGTATTTGTGGTGGCTCATAGTATTGCTCCTAATGTGTCCCCGTCCGATAGTGTTTCAATGTTGTGGAGTTTTCGACGGAGGCTCCTAGCGATTTGTGTTTCAACGGTTCCGTTTGCGAAAAGCAAGTATTGCCTACTGGCAGACAAAGCTCCTGCTCGATGGATACGTCCAAGAGCTTGCTTGGTATCGATCGCCGAGTATGTCGGCGCGATAAGACTGATTCTTGGTACTCCTTGCAGGTCATGGAGCGACAATCCAACACCACCTGCTTGAATCATGCAAGCACATATTTTTACTTTGTTTGCCTGGAAGTCCGCGATATTTTGTACACGGTCTTCATCTTTCTGATCGCCAATGATTTCTGCTGATTCCTCTCTGACAAGCTTTCGGTAGGCTTCAAGTGATTGTCGAAAGTTGAAGAAAGCAACGACAGCATTTCCTTCTGCGACCGCCTGCTCGGTAAGCTCGAGAAAGACAGGTACACGCATTAACTCCGCTTCTTGCCTCGCACGGAGCTTGATCGTGAGCGGGTTTTCGGACGTTCGTTTGCTCCGCAATTCCGCAAGCTGCGCCTGCATTTTTTCGTAGATGACGTCAACGTCCCCCATGTCGTAGCACTCTGCAAACACGGAGTTGCTTGGGAAAGCGTCCCCGAGGTCGGCGATTCGGATGCGGTGCCCCTTAGACGGGAAAATAGATTTATGAATTTCTTGTAACATTTTCTTTCCGCCCATGAAAGCCAGACCACGGCCCCATGGGGCAGGTCGACAACCCATTTTGTAATTCCACCGGTAGAAGTCGTGGTATTCATGGAGACCTAACATGAAGCCTGTCGCCCGCATGTCCAGCGGATTCTCTGCGGCAGTAGCGGACAGCATTAGTACTGGGTACTTCTTAGACCCCGTAAGTATCTTGGCGTTAACGCTTGTGGCTCCTTTGCATCGGTGTACCTCGTCAAAAATTAAAAGTTTGGCTCCCCTGAAAGTCCACTCCCAACTCTTCGCATCATTCCATTTTCCAAGCTTTGTCTTTCCGGTCTTTAGCTTTTCATAGTTTATAACGTCATGCGTTATACCCCCTCGGTCTAACCATTCTTTCCAAGATGGAATAACTGCTTTCGGACAGATGACGATAACGTCCGCTTTTAATTGTTGAGCTAACCAAACCGCTTTAGCCGTCTTACCCGTGCCAGTATCGCTGGCGTCGAGGGCTACGTTATTTTTCTGAAGGCTTTGTAATAGCGCTTCCGCTCCCGGTTTCTGCCACTCGAACAATGTGATGTCTGCCATATTCGAGTATCAATAGTGCATCCGCCGTGGATAATGTCACGCTTAAATTTGGAAATCTTCTTTGAGCCTCGGCTTTGAGTTTATTCTTCCACTCTGTCTTGCTGGCCATCCCCTTGCTATTCCCCAAGCTCAACGCCTTCTGCCATGCCTGTGGTCGAACCATCTCTATTCTGTATCCTAAAGTCATGGCCACGCCTAAGATAAAACCGAACCCCCTGCCGAAGTTAAACATCGCTGAGCCGGGACTACCTGCTCCACCCACATATCCACCGACCTGCTCGATGACAATAACATCGTGATAAGTCCGCAAATTTTTTAACTTTGCTAACACATCTCCTTCAGTCTCAGGCATCTTTACTGCATCGGCCATACCGTTAATAGTTATGGATGCAATACCTCCGCTAGCTCCGGGATCAATAGCTACCATCTAAACCATCTCTTATAAAAAGAGTGGATTGCCAAGGGGATTCTGTTATCATCAGGTAATGTCCCAAATCGAGAAGTATGGCCGAGTATGGCCCGAAGGGGCTACCGCACTTACGATTGAATTACTAGCCTTCCGAGAAGGATTGACCCTTGAGAAGGGCGGTCTTGGTAAAGAAAATCATTTTTGGAATATAGTTGAGATGTTGTGGCCGTACCACCCCAAGAAGAACCCGCAAGGTTTCCAACGGAATCCATGGGCAGATGACCAGATCGTTGAGCTTTGTAAATGGAACTACTTGGGAATCTCTGGGCCTAAGTCTTCCGCCAAGACAGAGGTAGTTGGTTTGTGGGGATTGGTGAACTGGTACTCTGCTCCGTTCGATACCTTGGTATTGGTCACCACTACGTCGGTTCGCGAAGCTCGTAAGCGTATGTGGGGTCGAGTCCGCGAACGCCACATGCAGGCGAAGGTGATGCCCGGAAAGCTGGTCGACTCGATGGGTAAGCTAGTATTGGAAGAAGGTAGTAGCGATCGGTCCAGTATCACACTTGTTCCTTCTGCGAAAGATAAAGAAAAGGAAGCTTCCGAGAAGTTGCTTGGTTTGAAAAACAAACGGGTGTTCCTGTTGATCGACGAGGCCACAGACGTATCGCCTGCCATCTTCGAAGCAACGGCCAATCTTTCAGCTAACCCATTCTTTCAATGTGTTGCCTGCGGGAACTTCAATTCAGCCTATGATCCATTCGGTCAGTTCGTAACACCCAAAGAAGGCTGGCAGTCTATTACAGTTGACGAGGGTGGTTGGGAAACCAAAGACGGGTTTTGCCTGCACTTAGATGGAGAGAAGACCCCCAACCTAGACCACGAAGATAAATGGCCGTTCTTGCTTACCTCGAAGAAACTAGATGAAGACCGCAAACGGCTTGGTGAAAACTCTCTTTCTTACTGGCGGTTTATTCGTTCCTTTCCAGCCCCCGCTGGTTCTGAGGAGAACATCTATAGCGAAGCTGACCTTCGTAAGTTCGAAGCCCATAAGCCAGCAATGTGGGTAGGGTCTAAACAACCCGTTGCTGTAGCAGGGTTCGACCCTGGATTTACTAGCGGTGGGGATAGGTCTGTTCTGTTTCTCGGAAAGTACGGGGAGACCGACGCCGGTATGACAGTCCATTTTGACAAGTACGTAGAACTCCAAGAGAACTCTTCCCTGAAGGACAATCCCCGTAATTATCAGATTGCTCAGTTGTTAAAGCAAGAGTGCGAGAAGTATGGTGTTCTCCCTCGATACCTAGCGGTCGACGCCACGGGAGCGGGAGACCCCTTGTGCGACATCATATCGACTATATGGAGTCCGTCTGTTCTTCGGGTTAAGTTCTCCGAGAGACCCAGCAATATGCCTGTTAGCAAAAGCTCCCGCATGAAGGCCGACGAGTCCTATGGGAACAGGGTATCCGAGCTTTGGTACGTAGGGCGGGAGTTCTTGAGGGCTGGGCAGGTTAGGGGTGTAACTATTGATTTGGCTAGGGAGCTAGTAGCTAGGCAGTATCGGACGGCTGAGCGGGGGAAGATCTATGTGGAGTCGAAAAAGGACATGAAGTCTAGGTTCGGGAGGTCCCCCGACATAGCTGACGCAGCCTTCCTTATGCTGGATGTGTGCCGTCAAAGGGCTAACGCTATAGCTGGGACTACTGTGGCTGGGGGTGGCAAATACAAGGATTTCTTGTCCTTTACCAAGAAAGTGGATGCCTTATATTCTTGACCCGAGGCAAGTAATTGAGTACGTAGGAGTTTAACGTGGATCAGAACCTAGAGACAATCTCCCCAGAGGGTCGGCCACCCAAAACAAGGCTTAAAGATGCTTCATCAGCTTTTGCGATCTATACAAATCTTACTGACGCAGACGCTGAGAGTGCAGCGCAACGGGTGCGTGTCCAAGCGATGCTCGACGGTGAGCCACCGTACAATCCGAACACTCTGCGGAATCTCGGCCAGTCTTATCGTTCGAATCTGAATTTCTTGGAAGCTTCGGCTGACTTAGAATACGCCCTCTCGGCCTATTCTGATTTGGTTAACGGCGTCCCGATGTTGGCCCAAGTGAAGACCAAGTTCGGCGACGCAACCCAACGTGGCAATTACAGCCAGATTATTTCTGAAGAGTTTGACCGCGTTTTACGCAAAGACTGGGACGAGTTCTTCTACAACCAGCAACGGCTAGCCCACGAGTTTGTGGCCTATGGCGTCGGCTTCGCCTTCTTTGACGATGACATCGATTGGCGTTGGAAGGTGGCAGGACTTAAGGATTTCTACCTACCCCGTGGTATCCCAGCTAGCGATAGCCGTATTGAGTTTTGTTGCGCCCGTCGTTCCTATTATGCTCACGAGCTTTATCAACATATTAAAGACCCCAAAGCCGCCAGAGCTGTCGGATGGGATATAGAAGAAACCCGTAGAGCAATCATCAACGCAGTTCCGGTTGACGTTTCTGGCACAAGGCTCGAATGGGAAGAGATTCAAGTAATGTTGAAAGACAACGATCTTTCGCTTTCTTTTGCCCGTTCTGCTGAGATTCAGACTGTTCACTATTATGTGTTGGAGTTTGACGGAAGGGTGACTCACGCAATCGGACTCCGCGATGGCTCTAACCAGAATTTCCTTTTCCGCAAAGACAATCGTTTCGCAAATATCAACGAGGCTCTAGTGATGTTTACCTACGGTATCGGCACGAATGGCAACTTGCATTCAGTCCGAGGATTGGCCTACAAGATTTATCCGCACATCCAAGTCAACAATCGTCTACGGAACGCTATCATCGATTCGACCTTGCTTTCGACTTCTGTGATGATCCAGCCACAGACGATGGATGACTTGCAGAATCTTACCATTGCCTACAACGGTCCAATGGCGATTCTCCCCCCGAATCTCAACATTGTTGAGCGGACTTCTCCGAATCTTGCTAACAACGCTTTGCCGATTGCCCAAGAGCTCTCGACAATCCGCAGAAACAATACGGGCAGTTACGCTGCACAAGTTGTAAGTTCAGCCACGCAAGAGCGTACCGCAACTGAAGTCAGCGCCCAGCTTGAGAAAGAAGCCGTACTTTCTACGCAAGCACAGAATTTCTATTACGTCCCATGGGGCAAGCTACTCAAAGAACAGTTCCGCCGGCTTGCCTTAGGCAACTGGAGAGAAGCTCAACCCGGTGGTGATATTGCTATGCAGTTCCATAGACGCCTGCGCGAGCGAGGGGTTCCCATGCAGGCTCTCAAAGAAGTCTACGACGTGACTCCGATGAAGGCTGTTGGATATGGTAGTGCTCAAGCTCGGTTGCTTGCGTACAACGAATTTATGCAGATGTTGCCGATGCTCGACGAGACAGGTCGTGCGAATGTTATTCGGGATCGAGTTGCCGTTCGTGTTGGTTACGATCAGGTTGATCGTTATGCTTCTCCGAGTGCCGTACCCCCAAGGTTGCCTATCGATGCCAAAATTGCTGAGCTAGAGAACGACTCTATGCAGAGTGGCCGAAGCGTCACCGTCCAACCCGGCGAGAACCACGCAGTTCATTTGCAGATTCACGCAATGGATTCTGTTCGATTCCTACAAGCTCTACAGGAGAACGCCGTTCCCCCCGTCGAAGCATACAAGTATCTCTCCCTTTCCGGACCACATATGACCGCTCACCTCCAACAGATTTCTTCTGATGTAAGTCGCCAAGCCGCTGTTGGCCAATACAAAGATATCATCAATAAGATCAATCAAGCTGTTCAGAGACTCGGAGAGAGTCTTGCCCGCGAACAACGGCAACAGCAAGAAGCGATGGCGAAAGCTCAACAACAACAGTTCGAGCAAGCAATGAAGATGCAGATCGATGATGTCCAAGCAAAGGCTCAGGCAGATTACGCCGCTAAACTAGCAAAGGTTCAGGCAGACGCGGCAATCCAACAAGAATCTTCTAGGACTAGGTTGCGTCTCAAGGAAGAAGAAGCCAAACAACGTATGGCTCTTCGAGATGCTCAGACAGCTCAAAAGCTACGGACGATGGCTGAAAAAAATAAGCTTGCAAAATAATCTGGTTCTGCGATACACGTATTAATGACATTCCAAGAGTGGAGTAAGCGCGACGACTACGTAAAGCTTTGGGAAAAGACGTGGCAGGAGCCACACATGCGGGCCGGTCTTACCGCTTTAATCCATCTTGGTATTCCTCAAGTTAGTATTTTGACCCCAACAGCAACCAACAATGAGAGCATTAATATTCGAGCCCTTGCTCATTCGAGAACCGAAGGCTGGTTCGCCGCTGTGAAGGCAATTGAACTTCTCAAGACCCCCACTAACGAGCAACAAGAGTTGCCAGGTCCTTGGGAAGACGCAACCAGATAGAATAAGAAAACAAATATATGGCAACAAATTCTGATATCGGATCTCTCGGAGAAGCTCTTAATTCAGCTCTCGGCAATTCGGAAGCACCCTTGGCTTCCGCTACTCCTCTTTCTCAGAACCCAGTTATCGAACCGGCTACTACCCCAGCTCCTGTTACAGCACCAGTCACCGAGACTAACACCGCTGTTACAGCTCCCGCAGAAGCCGTCAAAGAGACTGAGGCCAAGCCTGTTGAAACAGATCTGGCTAAAACCCCCGAGATCAAAACGCCTTCGAAACTAATTGACTCTTTACTTACCCCCGAATCGGAAAAAACCAAAACTGTCGAAAAGGCGGAAGGCGAACTTACCGAAGAAGAAAAACTCCCTGGAAAAGCAACGAACTCCGCTAACTCTGCTTTTGCCGCTAAAGCAAGGGCATTGAAAGCCGCGGAACAGGAGTTGGCCACCCTGAAGCAAGAACTTGAAAAGTCTCGCAACGCTGGTAATGCAGAAGCCTCGTCAGAAGTTCAGAACATTAAATCCGAATTGGAAGAGACACGTAAGTTAGTTTCTGATTACGAGAGTCAACTTTCTTTGGTCAGGGTCGAATCAACTCGCGAATACAAACGCACTATCAGCGAGCCGTTAGCCAAAGCCGAGAAGGGCTTGGCTGATTCCATAGCTGGTTACGAAGGTCTTAACGTGAAAGATGTTCTGAAAGTGTTGGACATTAAAGATCCAGCCCAACGTAGGGCTGAATTTAAAGATGTGATGAACGGAGTAGACGCGATGGACGCTTGGGCGGTTAAGACCAAGTTGGATGAGATTGAACAGCTCCGCTCCAAAAAAGACGATATGCTCAAGACTGCTAACGATACACTAGCCCAAATCGAAAGGCAGGAAACTGCCGTTGAACAGGAAGCTAGGCTTACTTTCGACAAGCAAGCCGACGTTGCTTTTGAAAATACTTGGGGTCAGTTCGAAGACTCTTTCCCAATCCTCAAACGTGGTCAGACTCCTGAGTGGGATAACACAATCAAGGCTCTTCGTGAGCAGGCGGTTTATTTGGACAAGCAACCGCTCGACCACCAGCAACGTGCCACTCTCACATACCAAGCCGTATTGTTTCCTCTCGCCGTTCAGGTTGTCCGCGACCTTACAGAAAAGAGTAACGCGACTATCTCTGATCTTAAAGCGCAGTTACAAAAGCTACAGGTTGCCACTCCGGCAGCGGGAGCTGGTTCAAATAACTCTCAGTCCGCTGGGTTGCCCTCCTCTGTTGGCTTCTTAGAAGCTCTCGAAAAATCGATGGGTCGCTAATGCTAGTCGTACTGCCAGTCGGTCCTCAGGATCGGGAGCAGGCGATTCGCTGGGTTAATTGGGTTGAAGAACTCGGGGGAATCGGTAGCCATCGTTTGATGGTTGCCTGTGCTCGTAGAGTACCGAACCCAACCGAGATCAGTCGGCATTACGAACTGTATATTCCCCACGACGAGGACGAGCGTGGCTGGCCTATGAGCCCTAACCATTTGTTCAAGCGTGTAACTCAGCATATTACTTGGGGCCCGAATCCAGAGGCTTACTTTTGGTGCGAGCCAGACTGCATTCCCCTTATTTCTGGTTGGCACGATCTTCTCGATTCCGAGTACCGTGCCTGCGGTCAGTATTTTATGGGGGCTCAGGTTAAAGTGGAAAATACTCCTGAGCATATGAGTGGGAATGCAATCTACCCTAAGAACGTAATGGAACGTGCCTTCAACTTAGTTCACGCTGATCTTGCAGCGTTTGACGTTGTCGGTGCTGAGCAGATTATTGGGCAAGCCTATTGGACGAAATCGATTCAGCATGTTTGGCGTAAGGACGAGGGTCGTAACTTTACCTTCCCTGATCAGGCCAGCGTCGATGCTATGGTCAGTAAGGAAGCTGTTATGTTTCACCAGAATAAAGATGGGACTTTAATCGAAAGGCTTCGTGAGCGTCGGTCACCGAAGAAAGTAGAAGTAGCCGAGACCCCCGAAGTAAAACCGAAAAAGCGTCGGATGCGTAGGAAATCAGGAAGTGAAGATCCTACCAAATAACATCGCGGTACTAGAAAACGATTCGCATATTTCCCGCTGGGTCGAAGAGACCGGGAAGTTGGATCACGACGAGTACTCTCTCCCGATCATTTTAAAGCATATCAAGGATGGCGATTACGTCGTCGACGCCGGAGCCTTCATTGGCGACCACACCGTTGCCTACGCCAAGGCTGTCGGGTCTACCGGAAGAGTCTATGCTTTTGAGCCGAATCTGTCAGCGTACGAATGCTTGGTTTATAATTGTCCATCCGCCATAACCGTTAAGGCTGGGCTTAGTGATAAACCCAGTAGCCAGTTCTTCTCCGTAGCGGATAACGCTGGGTCGAGTCGTATAACTGATTCTGGTGACAGAGTTGTTTTTGTTGTGTCCTTGGATTCTTACGATTTACCTAGGCTAGATTTCTTTAAATTGGATGTAGAGGGATTCGAGGTATCAGCTTTAAAAGGGGCCAAGAAAACAATCACAAAGCATCGCCCAGTCATGTGGATCGAGGTTAACGAACATGCCCTACAACAACGCGGAGAATCCCCTATCTCTTTAATTACTTATCTACGGTCTGAACTCGGGTACGGGTTAGAATCATTCCCGCCTGAAGAGGGACCCCAATACGATCTTTTATGCAAGCCTCTGTAGACCTATTTATCCGTAGCTACAAGAAAGACTTTGAGTGGCTTTCCTATTGTCTAAAGTCCTGTGCCAAGTCAGCCAAGGGTTTTCGCCAGATCCATATTGTCGTACCTCATGGTGACCAGCACGAGCTGAATCACCTTACTTTGGAAAAAGTACATATCTGCCCTAGGTACACAGAGGACTACTTGGGTCAGCAGGTCACCAAACTAAACGCTGATCTGTACTCTGACGCCGATTTCATCTGCCACATCGATTCTGATACCGTCTGGTTACACGACGTGTCCCCCAAGGATTTCATCCACAAAGGCAAAGCGATTGTATACTACGAGCCTTATGACAGGATCGGGGAATGCCCTTGGCAACCAATCGTAGAGGAAGCAATAGGTTGGAAGCCAGAGTTTGAGTTTATGCGTAGGCCACCACATACGTTCCCTAGGTGGTTGTACAAGGAGATGAGGGATTTCCTTCAGACTACCCATAAAGTGCCTTCTGACACTTTCGTCGCTACCCGCCCAGACCGTCGGTTCAGCGAATATAACACACTAGGAGCATACGCTTGGAAGCATCACAGGGATAAGTTTGAATGGAGAGATCCTAAACAGGATAAAGACACGGTTCGGCAGTTTTGGTCTTGGGGTGGGCTAGAGGCTAACCGACAAGAGTTAGAGACTATTTTACGGTAGGGTATTGACACCCTAGATCAACTAGTTACATCGTATCTCAGTTCTTTGGCAGAGGTGTCGATGCGATGGGGCTAACTCGCCTGCGCCCTACAGGCTACGCTTAAATGACACCGACGCGGTATCCGACGGCTAACGGGTATCCAACTAACTTCTAGGGCTTGCCGGCTCTTAAACTAAGAAACGACAAAGAGACACGCTCATCGTGTGATGAGAAGTCTTCAGTCATTACTTCAACAAAGGAGATACTAATATGCCTTGTACAAATATTGAGAATCTTCTGATTACTGAGTCCGGCCGTATCGGTGCGGATATCTATCGGAAGACTTTGAACACGTCCCCGTGGACGACTCTGGTTAAGCAAGAAGCTTGGCCGGATGAGATGGGCACAACTGTTAACGTTCTGATCTATGAGCGGACCCTGCCGGCTTCCGGCGCTGGGATCACGTTCTCTGACGTTGCGTATAACGGTGTCGGCACCCAAGTCATCGGCGCTACCCCTACCGGTTCTAACACCGGACCCGGAACCTGCGCTGTGGCTGGTAACGACCTCGGCTTCGCCCAGACTCTGCGAACCTATAACCTCCAGCAGGCTGCAATCAACTCGCCTGATATCTGCTTGAACGACCTTCGCTTCCCCGTGAAGCGCCAGGAACAGCTCCGCAATATCATGTCGGTTCTGTCTGAAAACACGCAGTATGCTTGGGAAAACCGTTACCGTGACGAATACGTTCGTCTCGCTAACTACAACGTAAACGCTAACCAAGGTGAACTTTTGGCGGCTTCTGGCCAGACCAAGGGTTCCTTCAGCACCTCCGCTCTCCCGACGAGCCGGTTGACCCAGGGCATCCTGCGGTACTTCTACTCTAGGTTGATCCGTGACGGCGCTGGTCAGAATGCATACGGCAAAGAAAACGGTGCTCCCGTGTTCTTGCTCGTCACCTCCCCCGAGGCTTCTGACGACCTAATCAAGCTCAACGCAGACATCCGTCAGGATCTGCGTTATGCGAAACCCAGCGAACTAATCCAGCCTCTCGGCGTCGAACGTAGCTATGCTGGTTTCTACCACTTGGTAGACACCATGACTCCTCGCTACGACTTCGTCGGCGGAGCTTGGGTTCGTCGCTATCCGTATGCCACAGATGCTAACGCATCGAAGGGCACTCGGTTCATCCCGAATCCCGCGTACTTCACGGCGGAATACGAAGATTCCATTATCTTCCATCCCGACGTGTTCACTTCGCTGGTCGCGAAGCCCATCAGCTCCACCGGAGCTATGGCATTCGACCCGCAGAGCTACCGCGGTGACTTCCGCTGGCGGAATATCCCCAGCCGGGATTGTAACCCTGACGGCACGATCGGATTCTTCCGGGCTATCTTTAGCTCCGGTTCGAAACCCGTTCGTCCCGAGCTCGGTGTGGTTATCCGCCACAAGCGCTGCGCGGCCGACTTCGGCCTCGTTGGTTGCTACTCGTAATCTGAGTAACTGAATTGAAGGGGGGCGTAGGTTACATCCCTGCGCCTCCCTTCTTTTTATAAATATGAATTGCGGATGTCCCGAGTG